TTAGTGGCAGATATCGCACCTGTTGAGCCAGCAAGGGCCATTGTAAACTCTTCCCATCGCTGACCTAGCGTATCTGTTTTGCCCGCTAGAGAGTCACTAGCAACAGAGGCACCAGCGCCGCCAACTTGATCTGATAGGGCTTTAAGAATTACCCGCTGAGCCTCAACCGTTGCGCCAGACTCAGTCATTGACCTGATCATTTCTTTTTGCGCGTCAGTGAAAGAAACACCAACACGAGTTAGCGCTGTGATACCCGTTATCGGTTCTTGTAGCGCCTTACCTAGCTGCACTGCGTTAGACTCTATCGAGCCAAAGCCAACTTCAGCCAGGTCTTGAGCTAGTGATGTAGCCTCTTTAAATACCTCGCCAGACACGCGATTAAACGTTAATAGCTTAGCCTGCGCCCTTTCAACGCCCTGAACACTACCTAGTGTGTTTAGCGCTAGCTGCTCTGCTTGTTCTCTTAATTGCTCAGCGGTAAAGCCAACAGCGCCACCGGTCGATCTTAATATGGCCTCAGTTCTAGCTAGGTTGACCTCATACTCTGCTAGACTTCCAACACCTTGATAGACAGCCGCGCCAACCGCAGCAACCGAAACACCGAATGCTGTAGCCGCAGCCGTGCCAGCTGTTATAACTGTGGTTAATGATGATATTCGAGAAGAAACACCACCTAACGGGCCGTCAATCGCCGCAATTGCTGCACTAGCGTTCTTGCTGACTGACTTAAACCTGTTCTCCATGCGTGAGACATTGGTTTCTGTGGTCTTCGCGTTTTTAGCAACCCTTTGTAAGTCACGATTGGCTTTATCTACGCCCCTTGTTGTTACCGTTGCTGTTAAATTAGCCGTTCCCATGAGTAGACCTCTCGTAGATTCCGTTTATGCTCATCATTGCGTCAATCTCCCACGGTTGTAGATCAAGCCCTGACATTCTGTTATAAGCCTCAATTTCAGCAAACGAAAACGAGTCACGAGGATAGAGAGCGAAACCGTCATCCTTTGGCACTTTTGAAAATCTAACTTTCCTGAATGCGTCGTAGATGTAACCAAGTTCAAAAGGAAACTCCACAGCCTCATCTCTATCAATCTCACCCATAGCTATCAGCGCCTCTATGTGATCGCGCTCTAGCCCTCCGTGTTGGCTCGGTGCAAGCCCTGTATATTGCTGCTCACACCAAGACAAAAGGGCGTTTACTTTTTTTCTCGCTCGCCGTCTTGTTCATATGCGAAGGCAATAACTAAGAATGATAACCCCTGATTGGCTGACAATAGCTGCTTTAGCTTTGACTTACTGAACTTGTCGAATGACCACGCCGTTACAAGCTTCAATGCAAAGGCCATATCGTTCGCCTCGCCTTCTTCTGCCTTATCAACCAGTAGCTTTTCTTTGTCTTCGACTTCTTCATACTTAGAATCTATAGCCTCGCGATTGATAGCCCATCGAATGCGGTCTCGTGTGACAGATCTAGATGCAGCACCGATAACATGCAACCAATGATCTGTTGGCTCGCCGCCCTTTAGTAAAGGCATTTGCTTGCCTTCGGTTAGAATGTCGTCTGTTAAAAAATCTTCAAAATTCATAGTTCTCGTCCTGTATCTCGTCCGTAAAAAGTGGGGCTAACAAGTGTTGGGACGAGTCAACATAAGCCATGCTAGCCCCGTGTTTTATGGGTAAATGATACGCTGCACAACTAGCGATGATTGCATAGTGTTGCCCGTTGCTGTGCCTTCAATCGTTTGCGTGATTGATGTGTCACCTCCGCGGTCTGGTGTTACTGCCGTTAGTCGTAGTACTGGTGTAGAGAATGACATTGCACCCTCTGCGCCGTTAGCCACCACATGAGAGCTAACTGACTGACCATCAATAAAGCGATCGAGTAAATCACAGTCACGCATAAACGCCGCGCCGCTGAATGTGTTAGTTGCTGTGCCACGCTCAACAAACGACGCGAAATCATCATCTAACTCATACTGAGCAGATGAGTTATTGTCGTTAGTGTATGAGCCAGTAGTTAATGAAACTAACTTAGTCGCACCATCCAACACCGCGCCAACTAATGGAGGCTTATAGCCAACGCTTGTTAGGTCTGGATTAAACGTCGAGCCTGTTGGTGGGGCGTCATCACAAATTAGCTCACGACCAATAATAGGAGCCGAACCAGTAATTCGAGCATTAACCGCCGCTTCAACGCTAAAGCCTGTGAACTCAACGCCAGTGGTTACGAAGTATTTATCTACAGTCCCACACTTGCCGCGCAGCCACGTTAGGATTGATACCGTCTTACACTCTGAGCCAGTGCCAATGAAGTCGCCAACGATATAATCAGTCGTCGCCGCCGCTTCATCCTCAAGCTTGAGTGAGGTGCCTAGAGTGACAACTAAAGCCGTTACCTCAGTGACAATTGACGCCTTGGCATTGTTGCCAGTTAGCGACGGGAACGCGATCAAGTCGCCAGCCTTTACGCCATCAGTAATAAAGTCGCCTGCTGTACGGGTGAATGTCTTAGCCGCCGCGTCAACCGTGATTTCAACCGCAGCTTCAGTAAAACCACTTTGCCAAGTTGACGTCATAGCCGCGGCAATAATGTCATCTTGTGACTGTGAAGAGAGTTCAAAGGCAAACTCTCCTTCTGTTCGCTTATTGCCGATATCAATGATCGTCTTTTCGCGTGAATCGTTTAGCTCGTCTGATTCGATAGTGTCAGCGATTAAAGTGGGTATGCCGCCAGTGTCGCGGATTTTTGTCCAAACGGGATTATCTGGTGTTACGCCGGCCGTTGTTTCTTCAACATACCAGTTTGAAGTCCTCGCGCCGTTAAATGGATGTGTCATAGTAATTACCTTCTGTTTGCTAGCATGGTCATTATAACAGTGGTGTATCCGCAGTCCAATTAATAGACAGCGAGCGAGTAGCCCAACCGCGCTCAACGATTAACGGACTTAACTCTACTGACTCAATACTCACACAAATATCATTCCAATAGATATCTTTCCCGCGCTTAAACTCAGCGTTTAGTAAGTCAGCCATTTGATTTAGAGGCAAACTTCCTGCGTGAGATGCATAGTTAATATCAATCTGATAGATGCCGTTACGCCTCTCCGTTACGCCCAGCTCTATTTCCTCAACTGTTCCTGACAGCATGAAAGACGCCAAAAACGGCGTATCGGTGCTTGTTGGTGCGTCGATGTTCTCTAACGCCATTACAATGCCGTTAGCGGCTGAAAAGTTGTATAGCGCGTTATCAAATGCCTTTGTGAGTGATTCAAATATCATTTAATCGCCTCGCCTCTTTTTCTAATAACTGATTAAAGCGCTTGATGTTAACCCTAACCACGCCTTGAGGCGCTTGTTTAGAGAAGCCTGCGGTTGTCAGCGGCCCATCACCATAACCGCCGTATTCAATAACATTGGCATAGGGTAGATTGTTCGTAATCGTAAAAACCGACCAATCTTTAATTGATAGAGCTTTACCTTCCATCGTTTGCTTTGTCTTTGCCCCGCTTGGGTCTGTGCTTGCTGTTACTTGCGCGGATTGCTGCTGGCCAGTTAAAAACCAATTGGCCCTGAATCGACCCGTATCAACTGGAGACGAATCAACAAAAGAGGCTGACAACTGAATTACAGTGCCTCTAATCGCCTTCTCTGCCCCATCCTCAAAAGCCTTAGCAAAGTTAGCAACATCAAGAGAGAAGTCACTCATTTTCTCACCTGCAACTTATAAACAATGGCTAGGGGTTCGCCTGTGTAATCAGAATTGGGCACACCAACAATAGACCACTCATTGCCATCAATTCGAACATTGTCCTTTGTCGTTGGTATGACATCGGCTAACCCTCCGTTTTCGTCAGTGATTGCCGTCTTAACTGTGAGTATCTTGTCACCGCTCTGTATCGTGGTGCCATTAACAAGATCTTGCGCTACCGTTCGTTGAACTCCAACCATGTAGTAAGTTGTTGGTGGTGGATATTGCCACGCGCCATCAACCCAAACCTTATCGCCCTGAACAAGGAGGGTTAGGCGAGAATCCCCTGCCCTTTCATCAAACTTTGTGAGAAGCTTGTCAGCTACTCCGTTCATTCGTTTGGCAAAACTCATTAAACGCCCTCATAGTTACTGACAACAAGCAGGGCGGATGGTGATATATTCCATCCTACTGAGCTTGTTTTACTGAAAACACCGCCAGAGTTAGCCCCTGAAGAATCGCGAATTATTTCAACAGTGAATGTATCGCCCGCATTAGCAGGGATGAGGACCCTAGACTCAGTGGGTGTTACGAAATCGGCGGATGTAATCTTTGCTGCGGCAGAAACACCAAATTGTGCGCCATTTATGAGGATTCTTGAAAATACAACCGAAACACCAGATGCGCCGATTCTTCCCTTTTGCAGCTTAATTCTAACAGGATATACGCCAGCCTCATTGAATGTAACAACGCCTGTTGCACTTATCATTACTTTGTCATTAACAGTTCCTTGAGCCGGGCCAAACTCTAATGCCAGCGGTGTATCTGTCGCTGACGGCTCTTGACTTGCTGCTAATGAATACGCCCTAAGTAACTCAACTTCCCTTAGGCCTGCCTCTATTTCTTGCCCGTTCTTTGTTATCCCGCCCGTAAAGTCTGTCGCGCCTGTAACTGTCTGCTGCGATTGCTCGATAAGATTGAGATCTGAGCCTACCATTTGAGACAATGCAGTGCGTAAAGCCGCTGGCGTTATCAGACCGTCGCTATTGTCTGGAAGATCATTAGCTATCAGCGATAGTAAGTCATTCTTATTTAGTGCCATTACACGCGCCTCGTTCTAAATGTTAATCCATTACCATTATCAAGATAGCAGCGTAGTTTATCAATTGCTTCTGTTACCTGAACTGTTGACGAGTCAGCGCCTACGCGGTCGTACTTAACAGACACGGCACCAGCAACGGTTTCCTCTATCACTCGCTTGCCGTCGTTATCTCCTCGAATGTCAGTGCCTGCGTTTATTCGGTCAGCGTAGATAACCTGAGCCTGACCAGCATTTAATAACTGAGTCTCGATAGGCGCTAACACGTCGTTGCAGTAAAGATTAACTCGCGGAAACTCTAGAGCCTGATCACTGTCTAGCTTACCGCCCTTGAAATTGTTCACGTCAACATTGATGGCACCCTTCCTTAGTGTGACCCCTGCCTCTGCATCATCAGCCGGAAGAGTGTAGCCGTATTTAGCTGCATACTCCCTCGCATCAGTCAGTGAGATGTAGCTATCTGCGTCCGGTAGACCGGTTCCGTCTTCTACTATTAGCGCCATAAGTCACCTATTCTAGGGCTAAACAATTAAAGATTTGTCTTATTGCTTACTGCTAACCGAATCAGACACAACACAATAAACGATGCCAAAGTTACTAACTAGAGCTGTAGAGATGATGTATGTTGAGTTGGTTTCTCACGCCTCTGGAAGTACGTTTGGATACCATTGATATGAGATAGCTCCGTTACCAACTGCTGATATGCTGAAATTAGCAGTTTCTCCATGAGTAAGGGGCCGCAGCCCTTATTCTGCTTTTTTGGTGCGTCGCTTTGGCTTTGTTGCGCCTAGCGAGACAGCTTTATCAACGTAGTATTTTTCACCGCTTATAATCTCTGCGCCTTTGAAGTCAACCTTACCAAAGTTGTATGGGTGAACCTCAGTTTCTACGCCAGATGATAAGCGGCACATTAGCACCGCTTTCATATATCACCTAAAGTGTGGTTACTTTAACGCCTGCCGTGTCCTTGTGTCCGAGGTTTGCAACACGTGACCAGTTAGCAGGAAGCGCAATAGCAGCATCGTTGGGCTTGGTTACGCCGGTATTCCAAGTGTAACCCTTGATGCCGATACCAAAGGTAGACTCAACTTTCATTAACTGCTTGGCGTTAGCCTCTGAAAGGTCGGTTACGTTGTAAACGCGCATGTCACCCTGATCTTCTACAGCTAGACCACCAGAAACTAAACCAAGCTGGTGATAGTTCTCTGTACCAGCGTTATCAAAGTGAAGCGCGTCAGAGTCAGTCATGATTAACGGACGACCGAAACCGTCTTGAGTGACTCGGACGTTACCAAACTCAAACAACTGATTAGAGTTAGCAAGAGAGCCCGCGTAGATGTCAGTGATTGACTTAGAGTGCATAACCCAAGCAACAAGCGCCGCTTGACGGTCCCCAAACTTACCAGCGCCGAGGTTTAGAGACTCAAGGCTTGCTACACCCGCTGTGCCGTCGTAAGTAACATCAGAGTCAGTAATTGAGGCAACAGCGGCAGCGAGAACAGAGTTCAAGTGATAAGCCATTGCGCCCTCTGCGATTGCCTCACCGAAAGCAGTACCAGCCAAAGCGGGATCACGCTGAGTGTAATCAAATGCGGTGTTAGTGTAAGAGATGTTCGGCGTACCCAAACCGACTTTAACCTCAACCTGTAGCAATTCAGCCAGCGCGTGTTCTGTTGCTACCGCCGTGCTTGCTGCGTTACGGTTTCCGACCAATGACGCCAAGTTCTCAAACTGAGACTTTGACTTATAGTCACCAGAGAAGCCCATTACACGCAACTGAATAGCGTTGTTAGTTGCATCGTTAAACAGCATTACTTGCTGTTGATAAGTGGTAACAAATGAGTTGTATGCGAAGTCGTTAAACGACTGAAAATCACCTAATGCCATGATATTTTACCTATGTTCGTTGTGGAGGGTTGTGTTTCAGAAACTCCGCTTTTTGTTCTAGCGTTAATTCTGAATACTTCTTACCAGCGAAGGCCGAACCCGCGCCGCTTTGACTATTAGAGCCAGCCGAACCCGCCCCACTGCCAACATTTGCTTTAACATATTTTAGATTGGCTTTGTCCGAAACGAGGCCAGCCTTTAAATCATCAAGCGACTTAGTGACATCTTTAGGCACCACGTTTCCGTCCCGCACCTGTACTAAGTCACTAAATTGTTTCTGCATGTACATTCGACCAGCTGGATCGTCTGTCAATACGGTTGAAAACTCATGCAGTGCTGATTCAGTTAGGCGTAAGTCTTCTTTCTCCTGAAACTCTCGCTTAACCGTAGAAAGCGCATCCTCGCGCTCTTGCAGTGCAATCATGTACTTTTTGATATCACCCTCTTTCTCAGCGAGCGCTACCTTTGCATCTTCTTGTGCTTGTGTCTGCTCAAGAATTGCTGCTTCGTGGTCTAACTTCTGCTTATCTAAGCGCGAAATTAGGTCAGCATTCTTGCCCTTCAAGCCTTTGATGTCTTCATCGTAATCAGCTTGCAGTTTTGCTTTTACCTCGTCAGGTAAATCATAGTCTTCGAAGTTCATTTTTTTATCCTCGTCCTGTTGACTCTTTCATTATAACACCTAGTTATATTAAATTGAAATGTTAGCCTTTTCGAACACAGAAGGCATTTTTCTCTGCATCTCTTTAAGTGTTAACGGCTCAAAGTTTCGGTTTAGTGACAACCTTGCGAACTCGTCTGCTGTTAGTCCACCATTTCGTAATAGCTCACCTCTTGTTACCCCTATTGCGTCATTCTGAAATGCCTCTGGCTGCTTCTTAAGCCATGAGTAATAGGTTTCCTTTGCCGATACTGGCTCGCCACCTTCCGCGCCCTTGCTAGCCCTTGTCGCACCCTCCTTTAGGAAGTCGAAACGCTCATCTAGCACTGGCGTTGTGCTTGACCTGCAATTAATGTGTATCGGCGGTAGTGGCCCCTCACCCTCTTTGAATCTTCGACCATCTAAAGCGCTACATTGCAAAGTTGTGCGTGAGTCAAGTGTTGAAACCCACTGATAGCCCCTAATCAGGTCTGAGTTTTGCCTCATTGTCTCGTGCCGTGCTTGTGTTGATGCATGCTGCACAGCTGTTCTAACTAGTGACTGATTTGCTCTGTTAACTTGCGCCAATGTGCCATCATTAAACCTGTTGGCTTTTGTGCCTCTTATGTTTCTTGCGATCTCGTTAGTGGTTAAGCCCTGATAAAACCCTTGCTGCACAACGTTGTTAACCCGCTGGATTTGAGTTGTTGACCAGTCTCTAGTGAATGGCTGTAGTAGTGGGTTGCCCGTGTAGCCTTCTACTTGTAGTGGGTTAACCCTAACAGCCGTGGATATCTGTTCAGCGCTCGGTAAATTTGATTCATAGTTGAGTGTTACCCGCTCATATGAACGGGCTTCAAACATCGCTTGAGAGTTGGCTATATCGATTAGGTCTAAATTAAACTGACCTGCATAATCATCATAGATAACTCGCTGTAGGTTACGCATATCAACAAGCAAAGCGCTTAGCCGCTTCTTAGTGAATGTCGTGCCACCCTCTTGAATCAGCCTAGCTCTAATCTGCTTATCTAGCCGCTTGAGGAACCTGGCAAACTTCTCATGCTCGCCAGCTTTCAAACGCTCTAATAAAACCTGATTTCTGACATCGATGTTAATCAGCTCCGGTGATGTCTTCGCCATCGCTCACCTCGTCTAAGTCAGGCATGCCAGATTCAGCCTTGATATTCTCGTTCATTTCCTCTAGGTCGGTATCCGCTGAGATAACCTTGTATTCCACCATGATTTTGTCAAATGCAGTCTTATCAATGCCACCAGCCTGCCAAAGCGCAACAATCTGCTGTAGATCTTGAGCTGATAGCTTAGACTCAAAGAAGTTTCGGTTTAACTCATAGCGCACACCAGTTAAATCAACACCCATAAATAGCCCCACCCACTCTAGGCACTTAGAGTAAGCATCCGAGATGTTGCCCGCTATTACATCAAGTATTGACACATCAGAAGCATGACGAATGCGCGCCGCCTCTGCTGTCTCGTTACCTGATCCGGATGTTATTAACTGAGCACCAAGTGTGATCATTTGCTCCTTGTAGTCATCCATCAGTGATTTGACAATGTTGTTTTCCGGTGGTGATGCAAACCCAAACGCGCCACCAGTACCCATGACAATCATTGACTCCTCGCCCATGTCTACAGTCGTGCTTGATTCATCCCTTAGCGCTCTTTGGTATTGATCATCAGCGACCCAAGGTTGAGCGGCTGATAGCTGAAACGATGTTGAAGCAATATTGGCTGACTCTTGATAGTGGCCTAGATTGATATTCGAAATGGGCTCAAGCGGTAGGTTATCGATATTAGGACGGTTATTCACTGAGCCAACAAAGATAAACGGGATTTCAGTTAGCCTTGTCTGTCCCGCTCCAAGCACTTCGATTTGATCCTCTTGCTCAAGTCCGTCTTCACCATCGGTGAATACCTGAACGGTTACACCAGCCTCACTAAGTCGATAAACCTTGTATTGGTCTACCGCTTCACGGGCGATCATCATTTCATCTTTGAAACGCTCTATCTCCTCATGAAGAACTAAGAGATCTAGCTTTAGCTGGCCGCTGATAACTGATTCGTGCCAATCAACAATAGACTCAGCCTTATATTCTTGAATTGTCGCCCTGAACCCCTGCTCAACATCACCAGCCGTCACTTCGCCGCCGTTACCCCTTGGCATATCAACCAAAAGGCCGTTACGACCGATAGACACTACGTCACGCGCAAAACCTTGAGCCTGCTGATCAATTTCCACCCCCGCTCCGTTAACGTTAGACAAGATATACTCAACGTTTGCGGGCAACTCTGGCTTAGTAGGAGCAACGCGGAATAACATGCCGATTAAGCCGCTTAGCGTCCTCACAGTGGCGTTATAGAATCTAGCGCCGTTGATGTAGTTAATGTTTCTGTTGCGGTTGTACTGACTAAGGTCTGTTGGATTGATTGGCCTTAGATAGTTAACCCGCTCAGATAGATTTGTGTTGCTATAACCGTTATATGAGCTATTAATGTCTCTCTCTTTTAGCCTTGCCTCTCCGTCCAATACGTCACGAACACGCAGCCAGCGCTTACGATAGCGTGTGTATTCGTCATTTGGTTCGATTGTTATCTTTGCCATCGTGCTTTCACCTTCGCTATTGGCTTGACTACTGGGAACTCATACGCAATGTAATAACCGCCTGCATCTGGCATGTGGTCTTTGTCGTGTGACTTATCAGGCTCACCCTGCTTGTTGTAAACCTGCTGCTCTAAATCATCTGTATAACGTGGGCATAAGTTAGTGTTAACTTTGTACCTGCGATCACCTTGACCATTGCAAAACATTGCATTCATTGCGTTTATTCTATCTCTAACCCGTGGATTAGTCGAATCATAGCGCAATCTGTAACCAGCATCCTCAAGATTGGTGATGTCGGTAACGCTTGCCTCGTTTGATTTCCTATTCTTTCCTGAGCTATCGGGGTAAACGTAAATAATTCTGTCAGGGTAGAGTCGGTTGATTTCTGCAATCATATCTGGAGTATCTAAACAGCCAAATATTTCATTAACTGCCACTGGATTACCATCACGCTCAACGTGCACGACTGCTGACATTTTGCCAACGTTGAAGTCCATGCCGATATGAAGCGCCTCGCGGCCATCATCAACTTCATCAGAGTGATTTAGTCGCCTTTCGAATTGTCGGTATACAGTCCCGCTAGCTAGGTTAACAAATTGACCATCAACATAAGCATCAACCAAGTTTGCAGGATATGTCGCCTCAAGTTTCTTTATATAATCTGGAGGTAGGTTCTTTGCATTCTGCCGTGATGATGCGTTTACGATGCCATAAAACTCCTGCAGCTCTGGATCATCTCGAAGCTGTTTAACGAAGAAATCATATATCCAGTTAAAGCCTTCTGGCGTTGTAGTGAAATCAACCGTGTTTTCCCCAAGCGCCTCAATTATCAAATCGCAGTTCATCTCTTCATCATAAAGCCTTTGCTCATCAAAGCCACTCGACGACAATCGAGCAACAATCTTTTTCCATGCTGCATCAGCTTTTTCTCGCTTCATGCAGTCTATTTCATCTATCAAAGCATGGTTAATGTCAAAGCCGACAATCCTAGCGGGGTGCTCCATAGATCTACATTTGACGGTTGCATGCAAGTCTCCGCAATAGTAAAGAGAAACCTCATTTGTTGAAGTCTTAATCTCAACCGTCATATCAAGCGCCTCAGCGACATCACCTATCGTAGTATAAAAGATGTCTCTTATCTGAGGATAAGTTGGGGCGAAATACCCCAGCTTAATTACAGGATACTCCAATGCTAGAGTGCAAAGCCTGACACAACCAAGGAAAGTTTTTCCGCCCCTGTAGCCCGCCACAAAAGCACGGAATGGCTTATCCATGTGATAGAAGTCGTTTTGAGGGAGGTTTAGTTTAAGAGGCATCTTCAACACCTATAAACACTTTGACTGGTTTAACGTCTGAGCTTTCATCTGTGCCTAACATTGTGTTTAGGGTTTCTATTGCTCCCTTTGATGCCGCCAAGTTCTCTCTGCGCTCATTTCCTGCTGCGTCGTGATAAGTGCCTAGCCCAGCCTTGACTATCTGCTCAAGCCACTTTAGGCGCTGCTCTACGCTGATTGAAAACTTCTTTTCGGCCACTTTATTGACCACTTTTTGCAATTCTTTTATTCTTAGGCTCAGTTTAGGCTTGTTAAATAATTTATCAGCCTGAACTTGTATTGCTGCATTGCTCATGCTTGTGGAGTAGCCAGCCTCGGTGTACGCCTTTACTTTTTCCTTTTCGCCATACTTGGCTATAAGCTGACAATAAGCCTCCTCTTTGGCTGTTAGTTTCCCCATACAATCCCCGTAGAATCATAAGTTAGCGCCCGTAGCGCGGATAACTCTAGTTTATCACTATTTGATAGATAGTAAAAAGCCACCCGTTAGAGTGGCCTTGTTATTCTTCGTTCGTCTATTTCATCAAGCATGCGGTATGCTAATCTCTCGTAGGCTCCAAACTCCCACCAAGCGTCGACTCTCCACTCCTTAATCGCCCAGCGGTTAGCAAACATTACCCAGTGGTATCCATCTTCTCGCCCTATATGTGCTCTTTAACCCGCTCCTTTAAGTCATTAGGCAGGCTGTCGAGTATCTCTTTTGTTATGTTCGCTTTGTTAATATCGTTTCGCTTAGCGTTTGAGTAAGCGTTCGATATTGCGCACGTCACATAAATAACACCAAAACCAACTGTACATAAAACACTAATCGCGGTCGCGTTGTCTGTTACTACCGTTAGAAACGTACTTGTCGCGCTCGCCGCTAAACTTGCATTCGCTAATGTAGAAACTGTGTCTGTCATGTCTGTTTGTCCTGAATTCAACAGCAAGCTTAATCATACCATAGACTAGACTAGCAGCTTGAATGCCCAGTATTGAAGGTAAAGGATTTTGGTTTATCCAATCTATAATGTACGCGATCATGCTCATCCCCATTTACGCCTCGCATTATATTACTATTTTGACTCTTATTTATCCATGTTCTTAGTCATCCCAAGTTAAAAGGCCGTCAACTCTCTTGCTTAGCCTTATTGACCTTGTTGGCCTTATTCTTAGCTGTGCGCGTATCATATCGCCTGTCTGCTCGCCAATTGCCCCACACACTAAGGCAAACATTAATATCATGATCATCTTATTCATTTTCAAAGCCTTTTAGGGTGTTTGCAAACCTTTCGACTATTACCTTTGATTCATCATCAAGGTTTTTGTAGTCGTCGAAAAACTGCTTTTCATGACTGAGCGGCTCGTTGCAGTCTCTATATATCTGGTATGCAACGTAAACAACTATTGATATTGATAGTGCTATTAGTGCGTATGTTAGAATCTGCATGTTAACCCCTTAGCTCCCTTTGATGTCATTCACTTTGATGTTATTCACTGTTGTGTCATTAACTTCTCGTCGTAGCAACCTGTTGCGTAGAATCCTGTTGATATGCAGAAGGCTATCGATTTTCGCATTTTTCTTAGCTAGCTTGTCTAACATGTAAGCAATGACAAACATCTCAGCCAAGCTGAATAGTAGTATTATTATTATTATGTTAATCATTTCTCTTCTCCGTTTACTATGTCTTCAAACTGCATTAGTACGCCATTGCCCCAGATTTTCTCTATGAGTTTGTATACCAAGGCTATTTGTCTTTCTCTATTCGACATACTCACCAACCACATAATCACTCTCCTTTGTTTTAATCATTATCGTTGGTTTTTGCTGTTTTGACTATTCGGTAAAACTGAGGTGTTTTGCGGTTTTTTCGAGGTTTAAACTGAATTTTAAGAATTAGTATCATTAGACCCGTTAGGTGGTATGACGGTTCTTTTGATGTCTTCTATACAGTCCAGTATCAGTTTGCAGTTTAGGTTGCCAGCCTGTATGACGATGTGAGTTTTACCTGCTAAGCAAAAAACGGATCGTGACTTCCTTCTCACACTTTGTTCGCCCATACCACCATTAAGCTCTGCTCATCGCGGGGTCATGGCTCGTGCTGTATAGCATCGTGATTCAAATTTATACTTTGTGCAGATAGCCGTTGGTAAGCTAAGGATTGGCGCGCTATGCAGGATTCGAACCTGCAACCGTCTGCTTAGAAGGCAGATGAACTATCCAATTGTTCTAATAGCGCTTATCTCTGTGAGGCTGTGAAGGGGTTGTGTCTGTATTTTGGTGGATTCTATTGGGATTCGAGCCCAAGATTCCCCAGTTTTCGCATCAAGTTGATCAGTCTCTAGTGATAAATCTTGCAAAGCCGCTAAACCTTGCTAAATCAATCCAGCCAGTGAAGACGCCTCCAAGCTAGACCCAACTAAAATACAGACACAAAAAAAGGTACTTAATATTGCGACCCTTTGGTAGAGGGGCGGAATGGAAGCCCAAGCCGCAATACTAAATACCCTATACCATTCTCTTTTCACAGCTACCACACTGCAATATAAATTTTACTAAATCCCCTTAGTTATTTCAAGTTCAGACTTAATCACGCTAACAGCTTCTTTTACTTGCTCAATTGTTGTTAAGTCATCGCCAGCTACACCGTGCTTTATCGCGCCACTTACTAACTGATTCGCGCTAGTGTAGTAACCAACTAAAACATCATTGCGCTTTCCGTGGTTCTGTGATTCCTTATCTTTTACTGTGGTTTTCTTGTACAAGATAAACTGATACTTATCGCTTTTGATTACGTAATTTTCTGTTTCGATATTCATTTCCACTGCCCCCCATCTT